CATTTAGCTTACTGTGGTCGGCATCCGTAAAAACATTGCTGTCGCTCGCCGCTTCTACCGCCGCTCGTATTTCAGCATCGGTTTGGTCGGCTGTTGCGCTCGCTTCAATAGCGTTTAGTTTTGAGTGGTCTGCATCTGTAAAAACATTGCTATCAGAAGCACTTTCAACCAAAGCTCTAATTTCTGAAGCTGTTTGGTCTGCCGTTGCACTAGCCTCAATTGCATCTAGCTTTGTGCCGTCAGCACTTAAATCTCTACCGTCAACAGTAGAAGAAGTTGTAATAGCGTTGCTTCCCATTGCGAGAACGCCTGTCATCGTGCCGCCAGATTTATCTAACTTTGCATCAATATCAGCCGCAATAGCAGTTAAAAAAACTTCACTTGAGCCACTTAAATTAAGAGCGCTATCACTATTTGAACTTTCACTTACACTTCGAGAAAGAGTAGTGCCACTTGCTGTATAAGTACCACTACCAATCTCAAAATTATCACCATTTTCGATGACATATCTTACAGTCATTCCATTCGTTATTCCTGCGTCAGCAAACGTTTGAAATCCTGTAACCGCAGAGCCAAGCGTGATTGTGCCTGTTCCTGTTGTAGATGTTGCCATCTTTGCTCTATTTACTAGAGTTACCATGTTAAGCCCCTTATTTTAAGTTACATTATGAAGGGTCAGGTATTCCGATATCAAAGCTCGCTAGTGTAAAAGTGTTTCCATTAGTTACTGCTTGAGAAGCCGTAAGAGCGCCTGTGACCAACAATCTACTATTTGTAGTGTCGATAATCGCATAATGCGTTGCTGTGCCTGTTGCTGAAACTGCGCCATCTGTTATTGCCGCAACGGTAACTTTTCTACCGCCACCACTTCTATCCGCAGGAGCCGCTATACTTAAAGATGTAGAAGCACCTAAAGCATGAGTTGCATTTGCAGAAGCAAAAGTCGTAGACTCTTGTGATGTTACTGTAATTTTATTTGCTTCGGTATCGAGAACGGTAAGCCCATTATCAAATACGCGGTCTGCTATTGTAGCCATATTATTAAACTCCTAGTATTTTCGCTATAATGTAAAATAGCCCAAATTTTGAGAAAACCCGATTGGGCAATGAAAATACCGTATGGCATTGATAGCAACTTATCAGTATTGCGGTTCTTTATCAATAATTAGTTTTTAGTTAAATTAAGACGGCTTAATAGGCCAAGTTATATTTGATGGGTCTGGGGTGTTAGCAGGTAAATCTAATAACTCAGACCTATATGTTTGCCACTCCGTTTTCTTACTAGAGCTTAATTCATCCCACCTTAAAGCATTAGAAACAATGGGGTCTACATCATATTGTAATCTTGTGTTTCTTTCCATTCTTAATTCTGCATATAAACGAGCTTGTTCTCTTGTGGTATTTTTTACCCACGCTCCATCAGTGTAATCATAATCTTCACTAGGTCTTTTTGCTACTTCTATTGTTCCAGAAGGATAAGCCGCAACAACTTCTGCGCTAGGTGTAGAAATACATTCCCAATAATCTGTTCCTTTTAAATAATACATTTTACGTTAACTCCACCCATGAACTGTCAGCATCGGTATGTCTACCGCCATAATAATAAAAATTATTTGGAACAACAAATGTAACAGACGCTTTTTCATATTCCCCTGTTCCATTACCAAAGTCCATCATTAGCATCGCTCCGCTCGTTGATGCGCTTGTATTTACATAAACCTTATATCCTCCACCTGTTGAGGCTATAGTAACTACCATTGGTTTACCCGACGTGTTTTGACGCCATGTATTGTTTGCCCTATCTGTAGAATTGTAAGATGTATAAGTCGTTCCTATGTCTGCATTTTTTAACGCCGTTACTTTAGCCTCTGTCAGCTCATCTAAATCAACTGTCTCTGCGGCACTTGTTGTATAAGTTATATAAACATTCCCTGCCGAACCATTACCACCACTATTTACATGAGTTCCGCTAGTTGCTGACGTAGAACCATTTCCTGCCGCTCCTTTAGAAAAATACACCCTAGCCGCTGAACTCATTGAAAGCTCTGAGCGTACTATAGTTGCAGGGGTGCTTGCATGGCCTCCTTCTCCTGCGTAAAGAGCATCCTGTCCAGAATTTAACCAACCGCCATAAGGTCTACTTCCTGCGCCACCACCTCCTGCTCCATATCCGCTTGCATTTCCCCCTGTAGACTGAGAAGCTCCTGCCGCTCCTCCTGTTCCAACTGGACTTGAACCACCTGTAGCAATGCCTCCAGAAACGATATTAGAGCCATTCTTACCTCCTGCGCCGCCTGTAGATGTTACAGGACTGCTAGAACTAGCAACTGTAATGCCTCCAGTAATATAAGCAGTTGAGTTTCCTCCGTTTTGCCCAACGCTTAGATTGTTATTAGATATGTCTGAAACAGTGCCACCGCCGCCGCCACCACCTCCATAAATTGTAACGGTAAATCCTGTAGCCGCCGCAGGAATGTCAAAATAAGAACCATTAAGACTGCTTTGTGGAACAACTGTAACTGTAGAAGCTCCCACTTTTATAGTAGGGTTGTTTAGTTCAAATGTGTCTTTATCCATTAACATAGATTGTTTATTTGAACTTGTTGCGTTTGAGTCGTTTAAATAAGCAAACGCATAATTCATATCATTGTCAGAACTATCCAATCCTTCTGGATTTCCTAGATATATGCCCTCTCCCTGCAAAGGCTCTGTCATGCTTTCAGCATAATAAGCCGCACCATCTTGAAACTGTAATTGATTTTCTACAACCAAAAAATTTGAACTAATAGTTCCGCTTGTTATTTTATCCGCATTCAATTCTTGCGCTTGAACAAATCCTGTCTCAATCTTTGCCGCTGTTACTGTTCCAGAAGCTATTATATCTCCGTCAACTGACAAGCCATTAGGAATGTTAGTTACATGAGCTGAATAGGTATTTGTAGTTGGAAAATATCTTCGAATACTTACTTTGGATGCGTCAGAGCTTTGAACAAATTTTATTACATATATTCCATGTCGTGACATTAAAGGCAAAGATGCCGCAGTAAAACTACTGCCAACGAAAAATTCATCCATTGCAGTTACTAAGGCGCTATTTAACTGCGTAACTGTTGTTTCAGAGTCAGTAGGGTCTTGAGAGATTGAAACCTGTATACCATAAGGAACGCTTCCATTCCCAACTTCTGGAAAATGCGTTAATGTTGTAGCTGAGTTTGTAGTACCTGTATTATCGGAAAAAGCGCTACTGTTACCGCTCAAATCAATAGCAGTTATATAATAAAACCTTTCTGCTTGATTGCCTAAATTATGGTCAATAAATTCTAAGCCACGAATTTCGGCAATTTTTTGACTTGAAGAAGGACTGCCCGTAGACGCTGTATATCTGTGAATATTAAAATGAGATAAATCATTTAATACGCTGTTATCTGTGTTTTGTGTAGGCTTTGTCCATGTTAGTTTTATAGATTGATATAAGCCTTCTGCCGTTACGGCAGTTGGCGGTTTCGGCGCTAATAAATCCTGTGATGTTACTGTAACTGAACTAGCAGGGTCATCATCCCAACCAGAATAGTATCCTAAATTATTTCTAGCTCTTACTTGATAATTGTAACTTAATCCTTTTTGAACTCCTATAAGCTCATACTGCAAGCCACTTGTCTTTACGATTGTATAATAAGTATCAGTAGATAATTTCCAAGCAAATTCATAGTCATCTGTTACATTACCTGTTGTAGCCGCAAGCCATGAAAATATTATTTTTGTTGTAGAAAATCCATCTTTATTTTGTTGTGTTGCTTGTGTTGGACTTTGCATAATAGGTTTTCCAACCGTAAAAGGGCTTGGAAGCGTTGTGTTATTTCCTGTTATTGCTGAATAGTCATTCTCCACCCAAGAAAAAGCCGTGCTTGAAGTCTCCCTGAGAGTTAGATTAACACCTACATTATCACCAACAGTAAAATTCCAACCAACAACTTCAAATTCTTTGTTTGTCCAACCATATCGAGCAAGTGTTAGTTTAACCGTGTCTCCTGCCTGTATATCAAACGCTTTAATACCGAAAGACGCTGAAAACGTCATTTGCTCTCTGTTTCTTAATAACGCCTGTTTAGCTAGTCTTTGTGCTGTTGCTGAACTAGATGTGAGCGGTAATGGTAAATCTAATATACTTTCTTGACTATTATCCTCAGTGAGCGCCGTAGAATTTTGATACTCTGGATAATCTACTAAAATGTAGTCTTGAGCCGCATCAGCAAATTGACCTTGAACTGTATTGAAGGCATCACGCCTAGACATCCTAGTATCGAGGTTTAACCCACTTCGTAAGTCATCTATTGTGAGAGCGGTGCTTCTTGCGGTTTGATAGCCAACCATCAACTTCCAATAACCTTGACCCCAAAATAATGTACCGCCACAAGCCGTTATCATTGTATTTAATATTGATTGTGGTGTTGAGCTTGTTTGGACAACTCCATTTATATCAAATGGGTTTACAGGGTCACTTCCAACAGCAACAGTCGCGCAAGCATTAGCCGCCGCAATAAAACTCGCATCATTTATTTCTGATTGTGGTGAATTTACGCCGTAATCGCTTGTTAAATAATCTCTTATACAAAGAGCCGCATTTGCTGACCAAGCCCAAGTTGAAGCGTTTGAACTATTATGACTGCTTTCTCTTGGGTCAAAAACTTTTTTACCTCTTATCTTAGCCGTAAATGTAGGAATACCAGCAGAGAAAACTTCTGCGTCATACTCAAGCCTTATATAAAGATATGATAAACCAGAGCCAACGAAGTTACTGTTTAAGCTATTCTCTGACTCTGAGTGTAATTTTGATGCTAACGTGTGGTTCATAGTGCCACCACCAATAGGATAAAAAGTAGTTGTTGCTGTTTGCGCTCCTGTATGTGCAAATATTCTTACTTTATTATCCCACTTTTTATCAGTACCGCTTCCGCCCTGTTCTATATAATCATCTACAAAACCTGTTGAAGGTGTAACTGTTACTTCTTTATCGTTAATATAAACACTTTGTATGCTATCAATTTCATGCCCTGCTAACACAACAATCATGTGGAGGTATTTATTGCTGTCAGTAGCCTCCATATACGTTATAGCGCCGCCCTTGCGTGTTTCTCCATAAACTATGTCATGTGGAGCATTTGGGCTTCTAAAGTTGGTTTGTGTGCCGTTAGCGCCTAATGCTGAAATGTCAGGCTTTGGAATAAGCGCATTTGTAACCGCCGCCGTAGCCGCAGAGAAAACCAATCCACCAATAACGGTTTGTGTAACAGTTAAGGTAGCTGTTGCGCTTACTGAGCCTGTAAATAAAAGAGAGCCGACAAGTTGAGCCATTAATTTAACCTCTTACGATACACATTTTCAATCTGCTTATACATCATTCTATTTAATAATACATCAAAAGGTTTGTTGCATTTTGTGTTGATTGTTAAAACACTTACGCCATCTTCTTTTAAGCATTTTTCAGCAAATTTTATTAACTTCATTGCTGTAAATCCTTTTCTATGTTCTGGATGGATAAATAAAACATCGTTTCCTGCAAATATATGGTCTTTGTAATGTATATGCTTTACTACCATTGCCACAAAATACCCTATCAATTTGCCTTTTTTTCTTGCAGTAAACCCTTTTAAAATATTGTTATTTTCGGCTTGTTGATAAGCATCCCAATCAGGATTTAATTTTATTATATCTTGGTCTAATTCTACTTCAGTATAGTTAAGAACGAGCAAGTCTTGTATATCCTGCTTTACATCTGCCAAGAACTCTTGACGATACTCCATCAATCAGGCTTTCCCCAATTTATCTGTTTATCTTGCATATCTGCCATAAAAGAAAAGAACGTATCACTTGAGTATCTGGTTTTCTGGCTTTCATGCGTATATCTTCGAACCCTTACCCTGTCTAAATCTACAAGTTTGCTTTCAACTTGCATACTAATTGTCGCGCTCTCTGGGGTTTCTGAAACCGTCATTTTATCCATATATCCAGAAAATACCTCTACTAAATTTGATACTCCCTTAACACCAAAGAATATTTTTGCTTTTCTTCCATGATAAGGTATCTGCAATGCCAGACTTACTAATGTTTGTGGAACGCCCGATAATGTAATTGTTGCACCATTTGCCCTCAATTCTGCGGTTTCATCTAATCCACTTATCTGTAATAAATCCTGCGCTCCTGTATATGTAACGCCATTACTATTTGCTGAAGAAGCCAAATCACCAACGCCTGTCCAATAATAAACAGGTGCAGAATTAAAAGTTCCATCATTACTTGTAATACTTATGCCAGTATCAAACTCTAAATTAACTGCGTAAAATGGCTGAACATTACTAGCCGCAAGAGCCGTTACTATATCTGAAGGAACTGTCCGTGCCATTTAAAATCCTTTTGTTTCTATCTGAATATCATTCTCTTGTATCTCAATAGCCCTATTCATAAAAACTAAATGCTTCATTAGCAAACTATCTCTTGTGTCTTTTGGTGTAAACTTATCACCAACTTTAAAAGAAACTTTTTCTCTATCATTGGTATAATTAGAGATTATTAGATACGTCATTTACTTCATCCCATATAATAAGAACAGGCTCAGAATAAACATACTTATATTCTGGATTGCCTCTAAAATCTTTTCCTAAATAAACTGAGTTTAATGTGTCGGTTAGGTTTGATGCGTTTGCAAAAAATTCTGACATATTGCCACCTATAAATAATGAGCGGCTAACATGAGTATTAAAATTATAGCTATAATCGTTTTTACCCACATTCGAATATAAAGTAACTTGGGCGCTCGCTCTTTAGATTGAAGATACTTCATAGTTAGTTGGGGGGAACTTAATCCCCCCTACCATTATTAAGATGTTGCGTGCTTTAGTATTCTCATTGCTTCCGCAAGAACAACTTCACCACCAACTCGACGACGAGCAATATATCGCACGTTGCCTGTTGCCGCTTGGCTGTAAGGGTCACGAAGAACTGATAGAGCTACTCTATCAACAATCATGTAACCTCTGCCAAAGTCGCCAAAGATAACTGATTTGTTGGCGCTATTCGCGTCAGGCATATCAGCCGCTTCAACATATGGGTGACCAAGAATTGTGTTTGGCAAGCCAGACGAACCTTGGAACCCTGCTTGGAAGATATACTGACCTGCGGTATCTTTTAGCTTTCTGATACGACCCAATGTTGTTCGGTTCATCATCATAACCGCATTTTGTGCATACTCAGATTTCAAGCCATGAACCAAGTCCATTAGGTTGTCTGTTGTGATAACCGCAGAAGCCGCACCTGTAGCAGTGTGGGAAACTGTTGTACCATTCAAGATACCTGTTGGTTTGTTGGTTCCGTTACCTTCGATAAACGCATTACCTTCAGCTTTTGCGAACTGCTCTGCAAACTCAGTATTCATTTCAGCTTCTAGGTCAAAGACAGAGTCTTCTAGTAGTGCAGATGAAATGTCTACAAGCGCATATAGCTCATGTGTAGGTATTGTGTTCAAGCTAGTTGTATAACCAGTTGTCTCGGAACGTGTTCCTGCTTCCGCAGTCCAAGCCGCCGCAAATGATGCAGTTTTGCTTGGTACTTCAATCTCTTTGTTTGAAGTAGCGCGAACTCTAGCAACAGACCGAACAGGGCTGATTTGAGTTACAACTTTGATTAGCTCATTGACGTACTCGGCAGGAGCTAAGTTACCTGCGGTGGCGGCTGTGCCAACAACAAGTGCTTTTTGCTCTTCTGGTGAAAGGCCGTCTTCGCCTTTTCTCATGAACGTATCCCAAGCTTTGATACCTGCATCAACGTCAGCAACTTCCATTGCGTTTGATGGTCTTTTCAGCATTGCTTCAATATCATTTAGCTTTGCATTAAAACCTTCAGCCGCTTTAGATTGCTGAACTAGCTTTTGGTTAACGTCTTCAAACTTATCAAGGTCGCTCTCAATCTTCGCAAGCTTCTCCTCAACAAGTGGGTCAGCCGAACCTTTTTCTTCGACCTGCTTTAAACGCTCGTCATTAGTAGCTTTGAACTCTTCGAAAGCACTAGCAAGACCGTCTACAGCATTTTTTACTACATCTTCAGACATAATAATTACTCCTGTTTTGGTTTCATTGAATTTGTTAAGTTCGCTATTGAACTTAGGATTTCTGGCTCTTCATTAGAACAATCATCCCGATTGCTAAGTGCCTTGGTTACAGCCGTTGCCGCAACCTTCGCTTCGTTCCTAGAAAGACTTCCTGCATCCCGCATTACTTCTTCCCATTCTCGAACCGTTCTCTCTGCGCCCTTAACCGCTTGCACCCTTGCTTTAGGGTTCATCGGAAAAGTAACCGCCGAAATTTCCATTAGGTCAACTTCCTTTATCATTCTGCGCCGTCTGCGCTCATCATATTCCTGACCTTTTTCTGCTACTCTGTAGCCAATAGATAAGCCATCAAGTGCGCCCATCTTCATTAATTCAAAGACTTCTCGACCACGTTGGGTTCCCATTGCCAAACGACCCTTGACCGCTAGACCTCTTTTGTCTTCGAGAATTTCATCAAACACTCCGATTGGCTCATCTGCCTTGTGTTGATATAGCATCTTAACTGCTTTTGCGCCCTTTCGAGCTATAGACTTTGAGAAAGCGCCTTCTACGACAACATCATTTCCCAAGTCTTTATTGCCAAAGATAGAGCCGTATCCAGAAAACTCTCCCTTAGATTCTTCGTCATCGATTGCTTTTATGTCAAACTTAACATCGAAAGTTCCATCTTCGAACTGTTCTTTTGTTTCTTCATCAGCATCTAACATTAACTGCTTCCTTTCAATTTTAACCTCTGTAATTATCGCTTTTACCATTTGGTTTAAACAAAAATTCACAAATAAAAATGTCCATGCAGTTGCAACTTGACAAAAAAACTATCTTATTTGTTTCTCTTATAACCTTAATTGCTAGTTTGAGCAACCATATCCTTCCTTACCTTTAAAAAGATATAATCCATAAACTCATCCTGAGTTATTTTATGTTCTTTTTTATCGTCTCTTGTTACTTGCATCAAGCCAGAAGCAATCATCGCAACCTCCATCTCGTCTCGTTCACTTATTACTGTATATTCCTTCAAACACATTTGAATAATCTCAGAATCATAAGAGGATATTTTTCCATCCTCATCTGTCTTGTCTAATAAATAGTCAATTATTGGTTCAAAATATCGCTTTCCCATGTATCTCCTCCAGTAAATCTTCAATTAATTTTATAAACATCGGGTCGCATAAATCTTTCTTATCCATAAAGTAAGCTGAAAAATTTTCTGCAAACCATTCTTTACTATTTTTTCTACTATATTCACTTATCGAATGAACACCTTTTTGAGCTTTTTTTAAAGGTGTGTATTTTTGTATCAATAAAGTCTCTAGTGGTCTTTTAGGATATATAGATGTAATGTCAATTTTCCAATATTGATGAATTTGATGACCCATCTCATGATATAAAGTTGACCTCATCTGGTCAAACTTTGTTTTTTCATAATAATTTACAGTCCACGGCTGTTCGTTAAAGCTATCCCCTTGCCTCCAAGTGCTAGGAGGTTCTACATCGTCTCCAGAAAATCTTTCTCTAAAATCTGTTCTATTTTGTACAAGTTTTTTTCTATCAATTAATCTTTTTGATAATTCATTTTTTCTAATTAAATAAGATTTATACAATTCTTTGTATGTTGGGTCTTTAGCTCCTACCGTATCGACTAAAGCCCACAACTTTTCGTTTTGTTTATCTACAACTCTTCTTAAAGCGTGTATTTCATCCCCAATATCCATCAGTAGTTCATCATTTTTTGCGTTTTTAGCAATATCTTCTGGAGAAGGTTTGTTGATTTTTCGACCTATGTTCTTTGTATATTTATTTGTGTGGTACGGATTAATATTTAAAACACCATCTCCCATTGACATAATTGCGGTGTCATTAGCTCTAGTTCTTTTCATTCCCCTCAACCTTGGAACTCGGAATCTATCAGAGAGAGAATCTAGTTCTGGCATTACTTGCAATAAATAAGAAGCAGTTTGGTCAGAGATTTCATATTTGGCTTTTCCGTTCAAATGATTAGCATTACCAAAATCTTTAGGTTTACTTCCTCGAAACCTTCTCTGCTCTTCATAATGACCAGATAGCTTTCCTTCTCTATGATTTTTAGAAAACATTTCATTTAGTTTTTTAACCGCTACTTTTCGTTCTACTAGTTTAAATGTTGCTTCAGAAAAACCACTCTCCTTAGGACTAGAATACGGATTATTATTTATTCTACTAACAACCTCGGGTGGCGTAACAATGGCTTCTGGCTCTGGTGGTTTTGAAACAATAGGCTTATCTGGTGGCGGCTTATCATCTACAACCTCGTCATCAGGGTCGATATAAATGGTAACGCACCTACAATTAATAACATTAGAAGCTCCCCCTCTCGGGTCACCTGTATGTTTCATCTTATAAGTTACGCCTTTTACAACGACTTCGAAGTCTTCGTTTATATCAACTTCCACTCCATCCATTGATTTATGCCAGTGCCGAGAGCGAATATCATTGACCGCCACCCATCTCTTCTTCTGATTTGGTATTTCTAAGCTCTCATTCATTCTGTGGTTGGCGTAGGAGGCCGCTGAGTGGGTTTCTGTTCTGGCTATTAATGCTGAACGCCTCTTAGAAATAGCCCCTCTCATGCCCTCAAATATCGCTTTAGAAGTAGCTCGGGTTCCTTCTCCGTTCTCTTGGCTTTTTACAATGATGCGTCTTATAGATTTTATTGTGGTGTTACTAACATTTGTAATCCTATTACCGCCAACCTCTCTAAGAAACCCATCCAAGTATCTTTCGAAGTTTGTGTCTGCTTTTCTGTTGCGAAGTATTCGAGTTCCAAACGCTTCCATCACGGCTCTGTAATGTGGCTCCATAACATTTCGAACACTTCTAACTATATTCAGTCTCAAACCCTCAACGTCTCTACCTTCTTCGTGAGCGTCAGACGCAATCTTACCAATGTCTGCAAATGCTGTCATAAGTTGAAGTCTGAGTTTTCTCTCCATAGAATTGCGTAATCTGTTCTGCTCGATAACTTCCCTGCGAGGAGAAATCTTGTAACCGCCAATTCTCTTTCGTTGCACTCGTATCGGGTTCAATCGAAGTTACTCCAATTCGCTGATTTGGTTTTCAAGTCTTTTTCGAGAACGTCAAACGCCTCATCTATAATAGTATCGTCAACTTTGTGTCCTAAATCAACATATATATCTGCCGCAACAAAATCCCAATTCACCCCGAGAGAGCTAAATTCACAAAAATTCTCTTCACGGTGTAAAAGTTTATTTTCTTTTATGTGCGAAACCAATGCCGCAACACTAATTTTTTCAAACATTTGAACAACATTGCTTGTCTTATGTGTTATCATTGGCAAACTTAATAGCACTATAACTTAAAAAAATCACTAATAATTTTAGATATTAAATCCCCTCGAAGGTGTTTCCATAAGGTCTAATTAAAAGACCTCAACCTCCGAGGGTAGGATTCTCGCTCCCTAATCGACCAACACGCTCCATCAAAGAAAGGAAGTGGAGCTGTTGACTGTGGGTGATATTAATGCGTTTCATTTTTATTTCCCCTCCGCCCACTGGGGTCGATGATTAATTAAATATAATAACCATCCGTGTCATATTTTAATATTGGCTCAAACCATTTTTCTCTCGGGTTGGCTTTGTTAGAGCTTATTGTAAACTTTTCTAATGTCTGATTTCGTTTGTTTGGAAAGTGAACACTACATAAAATTCTAGCCGTGTCAGCTTCAACTTTATGAAATTGCCCTGTTGGTATATAAA